TACATTATTTCAGCCAAACAAAAAGCACCCTGAGGTGCTTGATGTTATTCTCGTTAAAGAATTATACTACTGTGTAGTCGCCAGTAACAGTTAATGTTACAGGTGATACCCAAACAGGAGCATCTGCACTAACGGTTGGAGCCAAGCCAGTGATATAGGCCTGACCACTAATGGTTTTGCCTGCGCTGCCTGTGCTTGTGTCGCCTAGATATAAACTAAAATTTGTTAAAGTTTTATCTTTGCTTAGACCAAAAATACCCTTGTTAATTGCCACATTTGCGCCTGCGCCTGTGCCAAAGAATACTGTTTGATCTAGAACAACGTTTAAGTCTAGTCCGTTGGTTGCTGTAGTTGCAACATTTAATTTACTACCTGAATCCAGTTGAGTCCATGTAAAAACATCATTTGAGTTATTAACTGTGATGTCTTGCATGGCCGGCACAATTAGGTCAAGTAAGTCGCCAACAAGACTCAAAGTGAGAGTTGCTTGAACGCCTGCTACGCCTGGTGCTGGGAATATGTATGCCATATTATGTTTTCCTTATGCTAAATTTGCGAATCTATACTCGCCCTCATAGACGACTCTATCGTTGTCTATGGTGACTGTATAGTCAAACAAGCGTGTATATACGCCTGTGATGGTAGTGATATCTTTAGCACTACCTAAGATTGTCAATGCTGAATCTAAATCTGTATTTCGTTGCTTTGCGTCTACTGAGAGATACCATCTTACAATGGTAATTCTAGAATTGATCTGCAATGTTCCCAATGTAGGAAATAGCGTGTCTTGTTCTGTATAGGGTTCATCCAAATATACTCTACGAGCATTTTTAAGATACAGCGCATTAGTTCCTTCTTCAAACGGCAGTTCCTGACTGGTCTTAATGCTACCAGTTAGTTGTGCTGTCAAATAAGTTAATAATTGCGTTCTCATCTTACACGAACTCTATTTACAAAAGCAGCCATCTTGTCTGCAGTTTCAATTGTTGCGTTTTCGCTGAAGTCATACCAATCGCCGGCCTCTAACACTTCGTCAAACAATACATTATAACTGTCCTTATAGAACTTGATCTTTGCGATCTCTGCGCTATCAGGATTGCCGAAGTCAGCAATAGTAGGATATGTATATTCGTGCAATGCCAAATATATATTCAAATCCTTGAATTCCTGAGTCCTTGCTAAGATATAATCTGGATCAACAACAGGTAGTAGGTTTGGATCAATGATGTCTGCCAACTTACGCTGATATTCTCTCCACCAGCTGGAGTTTCTAATCTGTGTTAGAATACGCTGACTGGCCATGTTTAGAAAGTTTTCAATTTCTGCTTGTGTAAGATCTTCATTTGCTTCAAATACACGACTATCACGAGCCTGTAGTTCGGCAAAGGTAGCGAAACGCAGAAACGTTGCGCCACTGTATACAAAATTTGGGTTGCTCATTGTGATAGTCCTTTAGATTAATTTAGCAATTAAGAAAGTGCGCTGTCAAACTTCAAGTGACGACCGTAACCGTCTTGTAGTTCACCAACGCCATAGTATGCTGAACATACGATGTCTTCACCTAAGAAGGCTGCGCGACGCTGTGTTTCAATCTGGATGTCACCAATTAGACCAAAGCCTAGAGCATCACGGTGGAATACAGCACCTGGGAAATCACCTGGGTTTGTAACAGCGTCAATGTTGCTTGTTTCATAGATTGGGATACCAGCTAATTGTCCAACAGAGCCCATACGCATTGCTTCGTTAGAAACTTCGCTGTATGCGCCTGATGTGAATGCAACAGCACCTGCTGTTGTCAATTCTTTCTTCAAGCTGAATGCGATTTCAGGATGTAATACGCAGACCATACCTTCTGTTGGAACAGCACTGGCTTTTAATGTAGCTACCGCTTTGAAGATGTCTTCTGCTGTAATAACTGCTGTATAGTTGCCATAACCTGCCGCAAAACCTGCGAACAATGCTGTTAAGTCAGTGTCAATTTTTCGGGCTACAGCCTCGCCGAACAATCTTCCCAAGTCTGCTACAACATTACTTGTTGCTGAAGCACGAGCTAAGTCAGTTAGCAATGTGCGAATAGCAACAGGAGCGATTGTTAATGTTGCTTCTGTTGTTGTAACTGCTACATTAGGAACTTCGCTGCCTTCAGCTACTGCGGCTGCTGTTTGTGTAGGATAAAATGGAACATTTACCGTTTTTCCCTGGCCCGCAGATAGAGTGTAATTTTTTACCAAACCGCGCATAATAGATCGCTCATTAAATACGAACATCGCTTCTTGAACGATCTCGGGTAATAGGGTTGCTAATGTCCCTGATGTTGTTTCGTTTGCCATAATATAATTCTCCTTAAATGAATTTTAGGCTATACCGGATTTTTTTCTATAATCCGCATATATTTTTCTGTGCTCGGGATTAGCCATATTAAGTTTACTAATATCAACTTTGCTAGTAGTGTTGCCTGTGACATTGCTTCGTGTATTAGTTGTGGCAGGTGCTGCCGACACAAAATGTGGATTGCTTTGCAGCCATGACTGAACAAAACTATCCACACTTACCGGTTTCCCGCTGTCATCATAGCGAACAACACCTTTGTCATCTAATACTTCAACTTCACCATCTTGACTAAGTCTAACTTGATTACGAATCAATGCTTTGACTTGCTCAGGATTAACAGCACGATAACGAGCTGCCGCATCTACTATAGGAGTTTCTACTTTGAAACTTTCTATTACTCTATCCCTCTTTTGAATTTCTGCATCCTTCTTGGCTGCTAATTCTTGTATAACACGATCGAACTCTCCACGCTTTAGTTGTTGTTCTTGTTGAATCTTTTGATGCTGACTAACGATTTCTCGTAGTTGCTCTGGATCTCCAAGTTCTTCATACTTGCTGACATATTTCTTTTCTAGTTGACTTTTGGTCTTTGCTAGAATAGCATTTACTTCTGCCTGCGTAAAAGTCTTTTCTGTTGCCTGATCATTTTGAGAGATTTCAGTGTTCTCTGTAGCCGATGTTTCTTGTTGGGTCATCGTAGTCCTCGCCTCTTTAAGAGTAAATGTTTTGAACAGATAGTTCTGTTCGTAGTGTATTTATATAAATTTATTCAATATTGTCTAGTATGTTTCGTGCCCAAGTAAGTCCAGCAGGTCCGCCCCATAGCAAATAAGCCTGTGTGCCTGGAGTATTCTCTCCTGGTTTGTAATAAACTCTTGCACGGCTTAGAAAACTAAATGTTCTTTTAACTATGTCCAAACTTACTTGCTGTCTATTAGCAAATTGATTTGCACGAGCAAGTCCCACAGCAGTTCCACCACGATTACTTGGGCTGGATTCTTCACGCAGTTTCAAGCCACGCTTGGCTGCTTCTGCCATTGCTCCAGTAGGACGATATGTTGCCATTAAGCCATTGTCTCGCTCATTGGTTCCCAGGCAGCACACCACCAAGTTGCTTTAACTGGTGCGTTGTTCCAGCGTGTGCATAATCCTTCTACATAGTAGCCACAGTTCTTACAGTTTTCTGCACCGGTTGCTGGCTCATATGCTTCAGGTAAATCTGGACTAATAGGTGTGCCATCAGGATAAGTTCTTGTTATTTCTTCTTCATCTGGTTCAGGAACACCCTCTTGCTCTGCGTATTCTTCAGCAAGTTCGTGCTCTGGCATTTCAATGTCAATAGTATCCATAACAGCGTTTTCAATTAGCAAACGCTTGACAGGATCTTGAACAATCTCTGATGCAGTTTTCAAATGTGCTAATTCGTGATTTGTATTCTTTAATGCAAAGTTATCAGGATAGTCTATTTCACCATCCCAAGTATAACCCATGTATGTGTATATGATACTCCAGATTTGTTCTTCAGCAAGTTCTAGATTATCTGCTATGCTTGATAGTCTTGCGTTTAGCAATTGGAATTCTGTTTCGATTGCTATGCCGGACATCTCTCTAGTTTCTGTGGCACGAACAGCACCAACATTACCCATGCTGTCAATCATCTTCTTACGATTGTTAATACTAGTATAAATCTTATCTATCTGACCGCCTTCAAATTGTAATACATAAGGCTTTAAGTTTGGATCAAGATTCTCTTCCATAGTGATGACCTGTCCAGCGGCTGCTCCTTGAGCATTTGTGCCTGCTGTGGCAACTAAGCTGGGATGAGTATCTAATCTAATACTGTCATAGACTTCACTTAGTTCATTGTAGATCATTCTCTGTTGGTCGGCAATGTCATCAACTAGACTATTACCTAATCCTCTAACAGGACTGCGTTCAGCGTAAGCACAGACAAAAGGCAAATAACCTAGACCATTTACTTCCACAGTCATGTCTGTGACACGCTCTTGTTGTGTGTCTAAGTTATAAGTTGTGATTGTATCGTATGTCCATTCTCGGACAACGGTTTCAGTGCCATTGACTTCTTCCACATACTTGATATATTCTAATTGATAACCGCCATTAGGCTGACGAGCCCAACGCCAGTCTGTTA